TTAAAATGCTAACGATCCAAAAACTTCACACCAATCTTGATCAAACTTAGCAATTGCCGCATCAACAGCAGGATCTGAAATAAAAAGCTCTGCAACATCGACAGGTAAGGTGATAGCCTTACACCCTGTAAGCATACAGTCTAACGCTTGGCGTGGTGTTTTAAAGCTTGCGGCTAACACAATTGATTGTGGGCAATGCAAATTTAACAATTTTTGTAATTCCAGTACTGTATCTTTACTACTTCCACCTTGTGCATCAATGCGATTAACATAAGGTGCAATATATTTAGCCCCAGCTAATGCAGCTAAAAACCCCTGCCCTGCACCATAAACAGCCGTTCCCAAAGTTGGAATACCTTGCTGGGTTAATTCTTTAATTGCAATCAATCCTTGAGCATTAACAGGAATTTTAGTCACAATTGATGGTACTGCTTTTCTAAGCTGATGTGCTTCTTTTATCATTTCATCAGCATTACTTGAAAGTACCTGAGCAAATAATAATTTATCTGAACCCAATACTTCCTGTAATTCATCTAATAACGAAAAAATAGGCTTGCCCGATTTTGCTACAATGCTTGGATTAGTGGTAACCCCACTAATAGGTAACACCTTGGCTAAACGTTTAATGGCGACAATATCGGCGGTATCTAAATATAATTCCATGATTAACTCCTAGCTAAAACCAACAAACATTTATTAACGTATACATATAACGCTCTTTGTATTACAAATTTTGCGTTACTGCTATAGTAAAAAAAACGGATCTAATCGCCTAGAAGACAATTTTGTCATTTACTGGATTTTTGTACGCTAAATAAGAAATTGAGATTTAGATCACACAACGAAAAATTAACATTAACTTATTAAATAAAAGAAAAATTTATACTTATTTTCATCTTTTCTATATGCGTATATAATCTAAACGATAGTACACACTTGATTTATCATTAACTTAATTTATGACTAAAATCATTAACGAAAAACTAGCCAAACTAGTCAATAACCAAGAGCCAATCAATCATATCTATTTTGCCAATAGTAATGCTTGCCCGCCTTTACTTGCCTGCCAAGTCAACTTTCCTAGAATTGAAATTATATTAGAAGGAAAGCAACAGATGCTATGGGCGGATAGTAATGGCAAAGTTATTGAAAAAATATTATCAACTAATGATCTTTTATATATTTCCGCTCAAAGCTGGAACAAACCCATTTGGACAAGCCCTGTTACTTTATTAAACATCTTATTTGATAAACAACAAATTGGTATAAGCCTATTGCATTGGGATGGCACACAACTAATTCCGCTTGAACAAATCAACACACCAAGACGTGGCCCACGGGTTGGTACATTTATTATTCAAGCTCTGACCGAACTTATCTGGCAAAACCAATCATATAAACAAAATCAAACTGCTTACTATCTTATTCATAGTTTACTTAGCAACACGCTCGATTTGTTAAATATCAATATCAAAACATCATCCAAAACGACTTGCCTATATGAAGCCATTCGCCAATATATTGATACTCACTTTCGTGAAGATATTACACGCGACTTTTTAGCTAATATTGAAATAGAACATGATAAATAATAATAGAATGATGAGATAAATGGGATATAACAAAATAAACAGGGAAATAATGAAATTGTTTTTTGAAAAAGTGTTACAAAATATGAAATAAAAAATTGCCTAAAAAATTTTGCTCAAAAATTAATTAGGCGTCATTAAAATCAAACAGTGTTGGTTGTTTTTCTTTTATCATTCGTTTATGAACTCGGTCAATTACTTTCCTGATACCACGTTCAGTCATATTATATTTTTGGCTTAGCTCTGCATAGTTGTTACCTTTAAATGCATCATAGATTTGTAGATCACGTTGGTTAAGTTTGAAGATATAATCACGCGGAAATGTGAAGTTTTGGCCTCCAAATAGTTCTGAAATTGTATTTGCAATGCTATCACCTAACTGTGCTGCAATATCTTCAGGTAAACCGTAATCCATCGCATCGTTAGCTACAGATAATGATACATGTGTTAGTAATTCATGACGTTTAATAGACATTGCAGACTTAGTCATAATTTACGCTCCTGTTTTGTTCTTATACCAATCCAGTGCACCGGGTATATTTTTTTCTAATTTACTAAAGTCAACACCAGCCCTATACATCTGTTCAAAATACTCTTCATTACTGCTACGAGCGGGTTTGTCTTCTTCTTTATGTTCAACGTATGCAAATAAATGCTTAGTTGATTCATAAACAGATTTTAAGTAGTTATGATTTTTAAACGGTTTGTATTCACCCAATGCACGCTTTGCGTGAATATTATTAACTGTTTCCCGTAGTGCGTGAGCTAGATGCCTGCTTGGTTGATATAATTTTAGAACTTCATTAATTAAGTTTACTGCTCTAGAATTACTTAAATTTGATTTTTGAGTACGAAATAAACCAATATAGGCAATCATCGGTTTAGCACAGCCATAGCTTAAATTACTTATTAATATAAGTAGTTCTCTTCCAGAAACATCTTCGACTAATGCTTCTAAATTAATTTCGTTATGACAAATTGGGCAACGTGTTAATTTCATGCTTCTTCCTTTATATACGTGCTTGCCAACTTTTTAGGCTTTCAATTACAACCATTGCTTGTTTTTGAGTAAGCCAATCCATCACTTCAACACCAGTAATACGTTTTACATATGAATTGATAGCTTTTTCTGAGCGGTTTTTTACTTCACCCGCATCAGCTAGTGCTAGCCATAATGATCGTATTTTTTTATGAACTGGTTCTGTAGCAGTTATCTTCCCCATTTTTTTTGATGATTTAACTTTAAAACCTTTTGATTTAAGGTTATTTAGAATTTTTTCCAGTTCCCAAACAGTCATATCCTTGGTGCTAGTTTTTTTAGTTATATTCAGTAATAGATGACGATAGGTATCGTCATCCAGATTAAGTTGAGATTTTGCAATATGGATCAGTTTGATATATTTAGATTTCATCTATTTAACCCCTATTAGTGATGGAGAATAACCTGAACTTGATACACCATGATTCAATTGAGCGGTTTTACCTTGTAAGTAACCAATAAATTGTGAAGAATCTGAACCATTACACTTTTTAGCATCTCTAACCTTAGCTGGTGATAAATCTTTTGTCTTTCTATATTCAGCTAATAGATTTAGTTCCTCATCAGTCATTGCGAAATCTTCAATTAATTGATAAACACCATTAACCCAGCCAACACAGAACGCATCAGCTCGGTTGATTTTAGTGATTTTTTTGCAATTACCATTTTGTTGCGATAAGAATTCTTTTCGAGCTTTAACTAATTGAACACTTAAAACGTCAAAGGTATAAGCTGCTAATTGTGGTCGTTCCCTAAGTCCATAAAATGAAACCTTTCTTTTATTGTTTTCCCAAGTAAAGTAGGCTCGAACACCAAATGCGCTTGTAATGATACTTACTAATATTGAAAAATATCTTGGTGGTTTTTCTGCATTTGAAGGAGCATGTTTTGACACATGTTCCTCAATTTCAGATAATTCCACATCTTTATTACTAATATTATGTTTTACCATCAATTTGATGGCTTGATTCATAGCAATTGCGGCTTCATGTGGATTAGTTGATTTTGCTAACGCTAAAAGTTTTTTGATTTTTTCAATATACTTTTCATTATTATTTGTCATAAAAACACCTTAAAAAAACTAACAAAACGCTGTTTTAATGTTTTAGCTGATTTTAATTTTACATATTCAGCATAAAGTTCATCGTACAGCTTTCCATCAACATAGCCCTGACCAGTTACTTCACGCATAAATGAATGTTCATGGCTGATTGAAATATAATGGTCGGGCATATAACGTTTAGGACTAGAGAATTTAGCCATTAGCTAATTCCTCTAGCTCGTTAATGATGCGATCCGCTTCAAATTCAGATAAACCATACTCTTTACAGTGAACTATAAAATTAGCTGTCTGGCTTAATATAAATTGATGCAAAATATAAAAATCTTGTGTTTGCATGATTAAATCTCCTGTTCAAAAGGTACTATCGCAAAATCCTCTACATCTTTTTTGATAGTGATGCCAGGAACATGTGCTACTGCATTTGGTTCGTTTAAAATGGCTTCTTTATTGATTTCTTCTTTTGTACGTATAAAACGATTCAATTTCAGTTCTTTCAATGCCTCAATAACTGATTCTGAACCACGAATAGTGCATGATGGTGGTCTATTACGCCATTGAACTTCACCAGTAATCAAATTAGCTGATTTAACTTTTCCGCCATTAGTCAGTTCGTCACGATTTGCTTCACACCAAATTTGAATACCTGTCTGTAGTTGTGTAGACTTAAGCTTTAGTAAATCAATAGTTGATGAATAGCTTGCCGTTATTTCGGCTATTTTGTCGTTCATTTCTGTTTCTAGGCGAATCAATTCACGTTGAATATCACCTAAATTCCTAATTGATGATGTTACTTCCTCTTTGGATTGCACTGCATAAACAGATGCGGCTGCTTTAATACGTTTTTTTGCTTTTATCATTTTTATGGCTCCTATTAAATTAATGCAAGCGACTAATATCGCACTCTCTCCATATAATTCGACAGCCATTTAATTCAAACTGCCCAAATCGATGGTACCCTTCGTGTCGATAATACGTTGCCTGACCAGCATCTATATATTTATTGCACTTAGGGTGATGCTCAATTTCAATAGTCGGTTTTGAAAGTGAATCATGATAAAAACCAATGACAGTTAATTCTTCATTAGATAATATATTTACAGCATTATTAACCGCATTGATGCTATTACTGATTAGTTGGTTCTTTTTCATCAGATATCTCCTCGGTCTTTGATACACTCAACAATTATTTCACCTGTAACTTTCGGGGCACCTATACGTGCAGCTAGATTTAATGCGTTAGAAACTAAATTATTAACTGCTAATGGGTAACACAATGACCGCACTTGCTTTTCACCACGTCGAGTTGATGCAACTCTTAATCGGTTAATGATTTCGTTAAATGCAGACGAATCAAATAACGTTGTATAGTCCATATCAATACGTGAAAATTTATGCTTGATATATTCTTCAACTTTAAAATCCAGTGGTTTTAAGTTCACAACTTCACAACGCTGAACCACTTCACGAACTTCAGGATTGTATTCTGATAGTTTTGTTTGTAATTCTGTTTGGCCAATTAAAATAATTGATAGCAGTTTTTTAAAGCCTTCTTGTAGCTCATAAAAGCGTTTTAAATGCTTAAGCGTATGAATTGATAAACCATGCGCTTCTTCAATAATCATTAAATGTTTACGACCTGATAATGCGCTATTTTTAAGTAAAGTATGCATTTGCCTTGCTCGTGCTTCAGCACTACGTTTTGGTTTTGCTTGTGGATCAATCGCATTAATGATTGCACCACTAATATCCATACTTTTTAGTGATTTACCTTTGACTTCGTTATCTTCTAAACCAAGTACATAAGGCTCGATAACTGTTATTGGTTCATGATTAATATTGATCCAATCAATTAAATCGTGGCGCAATGTGGATTTACCGCTACCTGACTCACCAATTACCGCCAACATTCCGCCATGCTTTGCTGTTTGACGCATTGCAGCACGTACATAACGAATATCATCAGAAAGATAGACATCGGCATCTTGGGTCATTTCATCCGTAAATGGATCCCTTGGAATGCGGAAATGTGCACGAGCATCTCGATTTATAGTTTGTTTTCGTAGTAACATATAGGCTGACTCCTTTGTTAAGTGTTTTTCATTTGAGTCAACTGGCACAGCGTCGTCCGCCAAGATTTCGGCTGTGTCAGTTTCTTCTTCAAAAATATTTAGTAAATAATCATGGCTTAAACCTAATTTTATTAATGCCTTTTCAATCTTCTGCTCTAGTTCTTCACGTTTAATAGAGCGTGGCCAAATATTGTGATTAACGAGCTGGCTAATTACTGCTTGGCTGATTGAATTGCCTTTATAATCAATATGCTTAGCGAGTTGTGCTTGTTTGATATTGAATTGCGTCATTACGCTTTTTAATTTCAGCATTATTTAACACTCCTAAACCCTGTCGTACCGTCACCGACTGCAACAGGTGTTGTAAATGTACGAATTAGTGAATCTAACGAATCTTCCGGTACACCATATTGATAACGAGCGGATAACCATTTATTTTCATCAGTTGTTAATCTGCGACCGATTGAACTGGTAATACGCATTAAAGCTGCGGTTAGCGTTAATGTTGTTATAGCTGGCTTTAAATGTTCCGGTGTTTCAATTTCATTGCCTTTTTGTTCAAAATAGGCTGGATGATTAATTTCATCTAGATAACAGAGTGTATTGAGCTTGCCACCGAACGGCGCAACTTGTTTTTGCTTCGCTTTTTTGATTTCATCTTCCGTCATATTTGGATATGCCACTTGATCCATCGCTTTTGCTGCTTGTTCAATTTCGGTATCACCTTTAGATTTATATTCCTCACCAATTACTGGAGCATCTAAACGTTGTCCAAACTTATCAAAATTGCGATCTGGCTCAACACGATAAATCAGTGCTTCACCGTCATAACGGGGGACTTCAATTTGAATAGCACAATCACCGTAAACTAATGAACGCACACTGACTTTATCTTTAACCGCAATACCATCTAAGCCTTTTAAACTATAAATAAGCGAACTATCAGCTTGCGGATGTTTGAAACTAATGGTTAAATCAGCTTTCACTTGTCGCTCTTGCTCACGACTTGCCATTAATGCCTGACAAACTTCTATTGATGGCAATGTGCGTAATTGTTCTGCCGTAATATGTTGCCAAAGTGATTGACGTGATACAGGTTCTGATAACCCTATGCGACGTAGGCGTGTATCTTGCCCAGGTAAGCGATTAGCGTTATATGCCTCCGCCCAGTTCATTGCTGCATGATTTAACTCATCAATACTGCTGACAGGTTGAAACTTTAAACGACTTTCAAATTGTGTTTCGATAATATTATTGGCATTTTCCACACCACCTTTAGCCCTTGCATTGCCTGCTTCGTGTTCTAGATATTTAACTTCTAAATGGTCTAGCAAGTTCTTGATTGCTGATGATGTATTAGCCGAACCTTTATCCCAATACAATAGCTTTGGTACACCGTGAAATAAACGCCCATATTGCTTACCCCAAGCAAACATTAAAAACTGAAATAATGAGTGTTGGTTTTCTCCTGCAGCTTCAACGTACCAAGGTATAATCATGCCTGATGCACGGTCATACAAAGTATAACGCCAGACTTTAAATTTGACTTTGTCAAAATTAGCCAATTTATTCTTGTAAAATTCACTGTCACGCATAATATGTTGTTTATTTTTCATGTAATAAATCAAGCATAATGACGGATCAATTTCGTGCACATGATTCGGATGTAATGCGCGTAATGACTGTACAGGATTTGCCATTTTTTGCGCCTTGACATTCATTTTCTCATTTCGTAACACTCTATTTATTTGAGCATTACTTAAACTAATATTGTGCCCATTTTGTTCAAGAATTCCCCTGATTGTTGGCGTAAACATGGTTTGCTTACCATTTTCTCGAATAGATGCTTTGAGAGCTGAACTAAGAACCACCAACGAATCTCTAGAAAGACTAGTTTTTCCTTTTCCTTCCCGTGTTGCTCGTTCACTTGACCAACCACTAAACTCTTTTAAATAACGATAAAGCGTTTGACGAGATATTCCTAAAAAACCCACAGCATTATTGATAAGTTCTCCTCGTTTTCCGTGTGGAGTTTTATCTAGCTTTATTGCTAATTCATTTACATAGTTACGAATATCTTGTTTTATAGCCATTTAAATCACCTAAGATATCATCTAATTTAATTAGCGTTGAGCCATAATGAATTCAAATTCATCAAGATTTAAACCAAGCTCTGTCGTAAATTTATTGGCTAATTCTTTTTCAATTGCAATGGCTTGTTTTTTTATTGTTCCAATGCCCCCATGAATCATTTGAACACTTACAGCAAAAGAATCCGGCAATGAGTATGGTTGTTCGGGATCATAACTTGGATCATTTTCAAATATCTCAAATTGGAGTTTTTCTAAATTTTCAATCAATTGACGGAAATTTTCTAATTTGGATTTAACATCCGATAAAGAGTCTCCAACTATTTTTTCGACATTAACTAAACGCTCATCAAGTGGTACGGTTTTCATTTCAAATTGAGCTAGTTTTATTGCTAATTCTTCCTTTTCTTTCGTTACATCAGCATTACGCTTGCTCAGGGCTTTATAATCAGCTTGCAAATTACTATTTTCTTTTTTGAGTTGCTCTTTTTCTTTAGTATTTTTAGCAATAAATTCTTCTGCCAATTCAACTAATGCCTCTTTATCACCTGCTTTAGCAACTTCAATCAGTGCTGTTTTTTGGTCTTCGGTCAGTTTGCGATATTGACGTAATTCACGATAACCGATACCTATTTGAGACATACCATCAAGAGCTTCTTCACCAAAAATATTTAAATTTAAAATATCTTCATCAACTTGCGGTCTTGATTTACCAATTAATTGACAAAAATCTTCCCAAGTTCCTGAAAACTGCTGACCGTCAGCAGTTTTTTTACCGCTTAATGATTTATATAGCTTGTTTTCTTTGATTATTTTTAATTTAAAAGTGCTGACGGTCAGCGAAAATTTACCTAAAGCTTCCGCCATTCTTTGTTCACCAATAATTTGATTTACTAAATCACGTTTATCACTGTATTCACTTTGAATCTTAGTCAGGGTATTCATTGCATCATTAATCCCTTGCTCATCAATTGCAGGTAGTTCAATTTCGTCTTTTGCTTTGTTTGCTTGTCTTGCCATTTTAGTTATCCTCTTGAACCAGCAGTAATACGCTGATTGATTTCTGTTATTTGGTCTTGCATTTTAGTGATGTGAATTGCATGCGCTTGGGCTATTTGCAACATTTGCACACTATGAGCAAACAAACCATTATCTAACTTAATTACTAGTCCTTCCTCGATTAGTGTTTGAAGTGAACGCGTTACATTAACAGGTGATTCATTAATCATCTTTGCGATATCGCCATTAGATAAACCCGTTAACGTATAACCTTTAAGCGCTTTTAGTACCTTAAGTATTCGAGTGCCAGACGTTGAAATTTGTGATCTATGCATGTTTTTCGCCCTTTTTCTATATATGAAAAACTGTTACAATCGGCATTAGTAAGCTTGTTTTAAGCCAAGTTTTACTGCTATATCGTGTGTTTTACCACGATGAGCACGGCTTAAACCGTTTAAAACGTTATAAACAACAACGGGGTGGTAACCATTTTCAATCGCCCAAGATTTGATAGTTTTGCCTTTTTGTTGAAATTGTTGCTTAACTTGTTCGGGAGTGAGAACTTTAGACATTTTTAGCTCCTTTGATATAAGTTATTAATAAGTGATTTATAAATTATGTGTTAAATTATGGTATAAATATTTATACCTGTCAAGATAAAAAGTATGCAAAAAAATATCGGATTGAGACTAAAAGAAGAACGTGAACGTATGGGCCTTAGCCAAGTTGCTATGGGAGAAATTGCTAATGTAAAGAAATTAACTCAACTTAATTATGAAAAAGGTGAGAGATTTCCTGATGCATTATATTTATCTACATTAGCCAATTTTGGGTTAGATGTTCAATATGTTGTAACTGGTATTAGAACAACAAGTAATTTATCTGTTGATGAGCAAGATTTAATTGACAAATTTAGAACAGCACCATTGGCAATTAAAGCGGCAGCCTTAGGTGCATTAACAGCAGGAACGGCTCAGCAGGCAGGGGTTAATATTTCGAATAATACAATTCGAGGTGAAGGTCAAATTGCTGGTGGAAATATTTATACAACTAGGAGGCGGAAAATAAAGTGACGGTTAGACTTCAGGATAATACGGCAGAACAAATAGCTGGTAGAGATATTTATAATATTACGTCAAGTAATGATGATGAATTAGATACTCGCCCGTTGGTTCCTGCACAACGAAAATCCCTTAATAGTTTAATTTCTGATATTGAAAACTATGGGGAGTTAACGGCACGAGAACTATGGCTTAAACTACACGCTACTCTTGGTGTTTGTAGTATTAATGAAATAACTGTTTCACAATTTCCTATTGCTGATAAATTTTTAACTGATGAATTTGAGGCAGCTAAAGAAAAAGCATCTTGCAAAATGCTTATCCATTTGATTCTTTGTGAAATTAATGAAAGAGAAGAATTAAAAGATAAGATGAATCATTACAGTAAGCGGCAATTTTGTACTTCAGATTTAAAACGGCTTAATAAAATACAGCTACAAAATGTATTAAATTATGTTGAAGAACTTTCTAATTTAGAGAAATTAAATAATCAAAATTTATATAACCAAACAATAACTTTATTCAGAACTCAAATAAAACCCACGTTAGCAATATTTGCCGTGGGTTTTATTTTGGGTGCGATTATTTTCTAAAGATTAAAGATGAAAAATTTATGGTTATTTTGTACTTCAATTATATTTAGCGTTTTTTTATTAGTTGGTTGCAATTCTCATCCTGAATATGAGGAAAAAATAAAAAACTATATGATGGGTAAACTGAAAGATCCAGATAGTGCGCAATATATATTTAAAGGCTATATGCAAGGAAAAATAGATGGTCATGATGTAACTGTTTATATTGTATTTATTAATACTAAAAATGGGTATGGTGCGTTTACTGGTTATCAAGAATATGAATTTGCAATCTACAAAAATCCATCTGAAATAAGTGGATTACTTTTATCCCAAGGTGGTGTTGAAGAAGTTAGCCATTTAACAAACACAGATAGGTTTGAAGTTATTGAGAAAATGAAGATTATTGATGGTTAATATTGAATATTTAAATAAATAGGGTTGAGTATGAATAAATTAAATTTACTAATTTTATGTTTAGCTTTAGGTTTAACTGGCTGTGCTACTAAAAATTACGGTCGTCAGGGAGAATTAACTCAATATGAAAAAGACACCATGACTTGCCGTGAAATAGCACTAGAAAAAGCAAAAGTTCAAGGTTTTATAGAACATGTTGACAAAGAAAGTAAATTTGATGGTCGTTCCGTTCTATCCTTTTTAGGTGATTTTGGGGTTGGCAATGTTATTGAAAAAAACGCAGCTTTGAAGAGTGCAAATAGGCGTTCAACTCAATTAAACGATCTTTGGTCAACAAAGAAATGTGATAGTGAAGTGGTTGAGAAATAATTGATTAATTATTGAATAAGGATGATAAATTATGCAGGAATTGGTTAAATTTGAGTTTTATAGAATTCATAATTGTGGTTATTATAAATATAACAATCCTAAGCCTAAATATGGTTCAATAGAAGAAATTCTTAGTGATATTCAAAAGTGGGGACAACCTAAAAGTATTATTAAGACTAAACTTTATGAACCAGTTAATGACCGCTTACCTGTATATTTATTTAAATCTATTCCTTCTAAAACTAGTAAAGATTGGCTATTAGTTATGTGGAATGAAGTACCCTCAACTAATTCAAAAGTAGCCTCTATCGTGGGTAGTTCGACTGTTGCAAATCCTACTGTAGTATTGAATTCAGTTAGGTCTGGTTCAATACCGGGGTTTCCTACTTATTTTTGGTTTATTCCTGAAAAAAATATGTTTGCATCTATAAAATTCCGAAATAGAACTAATACTGGACAAGGAGCAATGAGAGCATACATTGAAGCAGCTCTTGAGAGGATATCTTCCTTTGTTCATAAAGATCCTAATTCTGGAGAAATTCTTGGATATGCACCTCCTAATGCTCAACCCGAAAAACTATACCCCAAATTTAGAACATTTAGAGCTCAAAAATCAGCTGAAATGGATAAAATCATCAATAACGCATCAAGAATAGGAAAAGTGTATTTTAAAGATACCTTAAAATTAACTCAAACCATTGATAAAAAATGGTGGCAAACTGGATTGAGAAAAATTGGATTAGGAGATTCATATGAAAATAAACGCACACAAGACGTGAAAATGAAGTATGAATTTATTCCAAAACTTTTAACTAAAAAAGATGTTAAGTCTATGATAAAAGAGTGGAAAAATTTGAAACAAAATGGTTGGAATGACTATGGGTTTAGCATGAAAGGTGATAGTAATAGTATATTATGGCTAAGTAAATCATTAATAAAAGCGGATGCAGATTTAGATGTTATATGGCAAAATAGTGAAATAGTTGAACCATACTCATTATTGGAACAATTGAATTTACACCGAGACACTATACTTAATAAAATTTAAAAATGAAAAAAGCTTATATAATTAAAAGCATCCTTATCATTATTGCAACTGTGTTTGGAGTATTAGGATATTGTTATGGGAAAAACATTCCTTTTTCTGAACAATGGCCTTTGTTTGAAGCCCTTAGAACAACAGCATCAATTATTTTTGCTGTAGTTGGGGCATGGCTAGCAATCATTTACCCAGAACGTCTCAAATTTACATTTAAACCTACAGAAAAAAAAACGAGTTCTAATAGTAATATTGGAAAATTATTGCATCCTGCAATTAATTCTACTGTGATTCTGTGCGTTATTTTAGTGATAGGAATACTTGCACCGATTATAAAACAGTTTAGTTTTATTCAAGATAGCAAAGATGTAGCAAGAGGCATCTCTTATTTTATACTTGTTATGCTAACTATATGGCAACTTTGGACCATAATATTAACCTTAATTCCTGCTGATATGATTAAAACAAAATCAGACGAAGAAAATGAAGAAAAAAAAACTTTAGATGATTTATTTGTACTAACTCAAAAATCAGACAAAAATAATTTGAACTAGGGCAAATAATCTGCCCCCGTTCAAATTACATTTCAAGTAAGTAAGATCATAATAACCTCATACATTAATCTAATTAATTATGAGGTTTTTTTATGAAACACCCTATCAAAAAATTATCCCAAATTCGTTTGTTTAAATGGTATTTAGTCGCTATTACTTTATTTGCAATTATTACATTACTCTCACCTCAACAGTTGCCCGTTGTAGCTTATAAACTATCTCTTGTTTTACTTTCTGCTGTTGTTGGTTATCACCTTGACCGTGCTCTTTTTCCTTATTCTTCTCCAGGTAGTTATCTTTGTACTGATTGGAAAAAAGATGGTAAAAACTTCTATCAAATTAAATACATAAAAGATGGTAGATTGTATGACAAATCAAATGCCAATTACTTAGCCGAATACCCTGTATTAGAACCTTATCGGATGATTTTTGCGGTTGTTCTGATTCGTCGGGCGTTAATTGTTTCCGCTGTGATTCTTGGCGTAACACTTGGATTATAGTCATGCGTTACTTAACCTTAATCATTGTATTTATGCTGTTTAGTTGTCATTTAGCGCCTGCTATAGCAGTTGTACCAAATGATGCTAAGCAACATCAACGGGAACTGACACGTAATGCACGTGCAATTTTTGGTCTTGATGCACCTGTTTCATTGTTTGCAGCTCAAATTCATCAGGAATCAAGATGGAAAGTAAACGCAAAATCACATGTGGGTGCTCAAGGTTTGGCTCAGTTTATGCCAACTACGGCTGATTGGATTGCAGGGGCTTATCCTAAATCATTGGGTAGCAACGAACCGTATAACCCATCTTGGGCACTGCGTGCTTTAGTTCAATATGATTATTGGTTATATCAACGTATAAATGAAACAGCTAGTGATTGTGACAAGTGGGGATTCACGCTCTCAGCATATAACGGTGGGCTTGGTTGGGTGAATCGCGATCGTCAACGAGCAAAACGAGAATACCAAGATGCTACTCACTATTGGGGCGTTGTTGAAAATATTAATGGCGGTCGTAAAAGCATTAATTTTAAAGAAAACCGTGATTATCCGATTCGCATTATCTACCGTTGGCAACCTGTTTACATTGCTGAAAATTGGGGTTTAGGAGTTTGTGATGATTAAAAATATATACAAATTAATCAAAAGCTTTTTTGTGAACAATAAAAGTTATTTTTTGTTGGGAATAATTTTGATTGTGGGTTTGGGTTCGCTTTACCGATTAGGTGTCAGTCATGGCAGATCAATGGCCAAACAAGAATATATTGCTTTAGAAGCACAACAAGCAATGGATACGTTAAGTCAATTTATTGAGAGTACAAAGCAATTAGCTAAAGCCGCTAATGATGCAAGTTATTCATTGTCACGGCAGATAGTAGAAAGGAAATTATATGATGAACAATCAAATCAAGCATTACAAGATGCACTTAACAAAACGGCTAATGATCGCAGTTATTGCGTGTTTGATGATAGTGTCTTGCGGTTCATCGACTCAGCCCGTGCAAATGCCGCTCAAGCAACAACCCATGGTTTTACCAGCACAACTGACGGTACCATGCGAATTACCCGTAAAACGACGAAATAATACGGCGGATGGTTTAGCTGAAGCCTTAAAACAGCTTTATGACCAATATGGGCAGTGCTCAGGTCGATTTATTGAACTAATAAAATATATTAACGAGGTAAACAATGGACAACGCTGATTTAGCATCAACTGTAGAAATGGAAGCACGGGAACGAATACTAGCAAAACATCAAGCAAAGGCAGGAGTATCAAGTTTGTATTGTCGAATCTGTGAAGAGCTGATAGCTGAAGAACGTCGAAAAGCATTAGTGACTGATTTATGTATTGAATGTGCTTCGATAAAAGAAAAAAGGAATAAACGATGAATTTTAATGAACTTACCTTTAACTGGCAGTTTCTGCAATGGGCTGTAATGGCGGTGGTTGGCGTTTACTCATGGTTAATTGGTCGTCAATCGGCTAGCCAAAAAGAGCTACTAGACTTACGTATTCGAGTAACACAAGTTGAAGAGACGGTTAAGTCATTACCAACTCAGCATCAGGTAACCAAATTGATTGAAAAATTAAGTAGCAATGAAGCTACTTTAAATCAGTTATCTGATCGGCTTTCAGGATTATCTCGTCAATTAGATAACATTAACCAATTTTTATTAAAGAACAAGTGAGGAATTATGAGCTACGCTGAATTTTTAAAAGAAGATCAACGTTTGGTTATTTTGCGTATCTTATATGAAATGCCAAGTTATAGCAGTAATTCTAGCATTATCTATAGTGCGTTAGATCACTATGGCCACGCTATTAGTCGTGATCAAGTTAAAACCCATTTAAGTTGGCTTGGACAACAAGACTTAATTAAAACCGAAACAATCGGTAGTGTTATTGTTGCACGTTTAACCGATTTTGGTGCTGATGTGGCTACCGGTAAAGTTGTTGTGCCTGGTGTAAAACGACCAAGCGCAGGAGCTTAATTATGGGACGTAAATCAACGATCCACAAACTAGAGCCTGAGGTACGTAGTTATATTGAGAAACTATTACGAGCAGATCAACTTACTCTTGATGAAATGATTGCAGAACTGCAACAAAAATTCCCAAGCAGTGAAACTCCTAGCAGAAGCAGTTTGCATCGATATCAGAAGGGATTTAATGAAATGACCAATAGCTTACGTGAAATTGAAACAGCATCACGTATTTTGGTTGATGAACTTGGTGACAGTGTTGATGATAAATCAGGAGCACTACTTGCTCAGGCTGTTACAACGCTGGCAACGCGTGCCGCATTTAAGGCACATGAATCGGAAGATATCACTATCAAGGAAATTAGTTTTTTAGCGAAAGCCGCTAAAGAGGCCATGCAAGCAAGGCAATTAAGCTTTAAAGAGAGGCAGGAAATCGAAAAAGCAGCACGTGAAAAGTTATTGCGTGAACAAAAAGAAAAACTGGATGAGCTAGAAAAAACAGGCGAAGTACCAGCTGAAATGTTAGCTAAAGTAATTAAAGCGGCGTATGACTTATGACAGTAAAAAATGAACCAGCCTTAAAACTCTATGACTATCAAAAACAGTGGGTAAACGACACTAGCCGTTTTGCTATTGCTATGTTTTCTCGGCAATGTGGTAAAACCTTTACCAGTACATTACAAATTGTGCTCGACTGTTTGCGAGCTGAAGCTCAGGGGAAACGTGCGCGTTGGGTGATTTTATCACGTGGTGAACGTCAAGCACGTGAAGCCATGAATGAGGGGGTTAAAGTTCATCTGCGTGCAATGTCCGCAGGTTTTAAAGAACTCGATTATGATTGGGATGCCAATATTCGAGCGTTAGAAGTTGAATTACCCGGTGGCAGTAAAATTACTGCTTTACCTGCCAATCCAGACACCGCTCGTGGTTTTAGTGCTAGTGTTTTACTGGATGAATTTGCCTTTCATCAAGATAGCCGTGCTATTTGGAAAGCCTTGTTCCCTGTTATTTCAAAGCCCGGATTAAAATTGCGAGTCATTAGCACCCCCAATGGTAAAGGTAATAAGTTCTATGAACTGATGACTGGTAAAGATGATGGTTGGTCACGCCATGTAGCGGATATTTATCAATGCGTTAATGATGGGTTACCTCGAAATATTGAGGAATTACGCAAAGGTGCCGGTGATGATGATTTATGGGCACAAGAGTTTGAACTCAAGTGGCTTGATGAAGCCAGCAGTTGGCTTGATTTTGATTTAATAACCAGTGTCGAAGATGAAAAAGCGGGAGTTCCTGAACACTATACAGGCAATCCTTGTTTTGTTGGCGTTGATATTGCTACACGTAATGACCTATTTGTTATTTGGGTCATTGAACAAGTGGGCGATGTTCTTTGGACTCGTGAAATTATTGAGAGGAAGCGAATCTCTTTTGCCGAACAAGATTTACTGCTTGATGATGTTTTTAGACGTTATCGTATTATTCGTATCTGTATGGACCAAACAGGTATGGGGGAAAAACCTGTTGAGGATGCTAAACGGCGCTATGGTGAAATGGTCGTTGAAGGTGTGCTATTTACCGCTCCCAATAAATTAACATTAGCAACACAAGGTAAACAAGCATTTCAAGATAGAAAAATTCGTATTCCCGCTGGCAATAATGCACTTCGTGCTGATTTGCATAAGTTGAAAAAAGTGACTGGCGCAACGGGGCAACCGCGTTTTGTTGCTGATTCTGATAGTAATGGTCATGCTGATAGAACTTGGGCTGCCTTTCTTGCAATTAATGCAGCTAGCCAAGATAGGTATGAAATTGAATATCAGTCACTTGGATATCGTGATTCTTACCGTTCATTGAATCAATATTCGGGTAGCTCAGAACTGGAAACAACTGATACAGGCTTTGGCACAGTACGGGGCGGTAACGATTTTGGAGGATTTATTTAATGTTATGGTTTAAAGGCAAAAAGCCACATGTTGAAACAGGACGAGAGCTGGCAGGCACAGGTGAAAATAATGATATTACTAAATTGTTTGTTGGTTCGCTAGCGCTGCCAGATGATAGTGTTCTTCGTAATCGGGGTGGCGGTCGTTTAGATATTTACAAAGAAGTTTTAAATGATGATGAAGTGAAATCGGCATTTACTCAGCGTCAAGATGCTGTTATATCTCGTGAGTGGAAAGTGGAACCCGGAGGCGATAAACCGATTGATATTGAAGCAGCTGATGCAATGAGCGAGTTATTAAAATCGGTTGGGTTTGACCGAGTGACTAAACTAATGCACTACGGTGTTTTTTACGGTTATGCTGTGGCGGAGTTAATTTATGGCATCAAAGATAATCTATATTGGATTGATGATATCAAAGTTCGTGATCGCCGTCGTTTTCGGTTTACTCCAATGGGTGAACTGCGCTTATTAACGCCCAATAATATGCATGAAGGTGTTGCTTGTGATGCACCGTACTTTTGGCATTATGCAACTGGTGCCGATCATGATGATGAACCGTATGGCCTAGGCTTGGCTCATTGGCTTTACTGGCCAAGCTTTTTTAAACGCAATGATATTAAGTTCTGGCTAATTTTTCTGGAAAAATTCGGCATGCCAACGGCAGTGGGCAAATATAGTACAGGTGCAACACCTGAACAAAAACGGGACTTACTGTCACTCACTCGTGCAATTCAGACCGATTCAGGCATCATCATGCCAGATGGCATGACGCTTGAATTGCTACAAATAGCACGCTCAGGCGCAGGCGATTACAAAGCGTTTTACGACTCAATGAACGAAGCAATTAGGCGTGTAACCGTTGGACAAATTACTTCCTCAGGTGGTGCATCAAGCTCAATCGGTGGTGATGAATCACTCCAAGCTGCGGTATTAAGTTCAATTGCAAAATCAGATTCTGATGTAATGTGCGAGAGTTGGAATCGAGGACCAGGTACTTGGTTTACACAGATGAATTTTCCCGGTGCTGCTGTTCCTCAGGTTTCACGTATTTTTGATGAACCAGAAGATTTAAAATCAATGTCAGAACGTGATAAAAATATTATTGAATCCACTGGTTTCCGTCCAACTCTTTCGCATGTACAGGATACTTATGGTGGTGAATGGGAAGAAAAACCGCAACTAGCAGAGCCGATTGATGCGCAATCTTTAAAAAACGTTGATTTTGCCGAACAGCAACCGAATACCTTTGCACCCGTGTTGCAATCAAATCATTTAAATACGGAAATGCAACCAGTTACCGACCAATGGATTAATCAAATTAAAGAACTGGTTGATAATGTTCAATCATTAGAAGAATTACGTGATAAGTTATTTGAGCTAATTCCCGATATGCAATTAGATAAATATGCAAAGGTCATGGCTGAAGCATTAACAGCAGCTAATTTAGCAGGTCGCACAGAACTACTTGAGGATAGCAAAAATGGTTAATGTCGCATATGGCTCGTTGCCATTTAAAGAGCAAATTGAATTCTTCAGACGTAAAGCAAATGTGCCCACAAACAGCTATGTAGATATCTACAATAATGAGCATGATTATGCCTTTGTTGTGGCGGGTGCTAATCGTAATGCATTACTAAATGATTTTCGTGCAGCTATTGATAAAGCAATTAGCCAAGGCACAACACTGGATGAGTTCCGTAAAGACTTTGCTGAGATAGTAGAACGTCATGGTTGGAGTTATAACGGCGGTTTTAACTGGCGTACTCGTATCATCTATGAAACAAATTTAAATTCATCTTATCAAGCTGGACGCTACCAGCAATTACGTGATGCTAAGTTTCCATACATGGAATATTTGCATAGTGATTATGTTGAACACCCTCGTGAACTTCATCAAAGTTGGGATCATCTGGTATTAGATTTTAATGATCCTTGGTGGAATACTCACTTTCCACCCAATGGCTATGGTTGTCAATGTCGTGTTCGTGGGCGTACTACTGGTGATCTAAAAAGAATGGGAAAAAACCAACCTGACAAAGCACCAACAATAAATTGGGTTGATAGAGTGATTGGTGAAAATAGCGGTAATCCTAGAATAGTTCGAGTACCTGAAGGAATTGACCCTAGTTTTGAACATATTCCCGGGCAATCAAGACTTGATAATTTTGTACCAAATCCATTAGATACAGATCCAACTTTAAAACGAGGTTTACCATCAAGCAAAGCAACTGATGAATGGCCAGCTATCCGTGAAGTAAGTAAAAATAGACTGTTAGAAAAAGGCCTAACTGAAGCAGATTATGCCAATATTTTCTTAAATGAATTTGGCGCAACGTTAACTAAGCCAGCTATTTTTAAAGATGTAGCCGGTGATGCATTAGTAATCGGTAAACAGCTTTTCACTGTTAGCAAAACTGGTGAATTGAAAGTTACAAAACGTGGTCGTGAGCAATTTTTATTATTACTAGCTGATTCATTAAAGCAGCCGGATGAAATTTGGACGAGAATGGAATACTTTGATCATCTACAAAAATCGGTGGTTCGTCGTCGCTATATCTCGCGTTTTATGATTGATGGTGAAGTTAAGCCCATGCTTGCGGTATTTGAAGTGGGTGATGATGGTTGGTTAGGTGTAACAACATTTGCGCCAGATAACCCTGAATATTTAGAACAGCTTCGGGTCGGTGTTCGAGTGTTTAAACGATAAACCTCAATCACTGCCATAATTGAGGTGCATAAGTAAGGATTTGAGGCTTTGGCAGAAGCTGCTTACTTACATTCAAAATAGTATAGGTGAAAAAATGACTGGCGTAAATATTGAGTTTAATATACAAGATGCGCTTGATGCTATGCTTCATATTGAAGCGGCCATAAATGATACTCAAAGTTTATTTAGTCATATGGGCGAAGTATTACTTGATATTCATGAAGCACGCTTTAATGCCCAAGAATCGCCCGATGGTGTACCGTGGAAAGAACTATCTCCTTGGTATAAAGACTCAAAACCCAAACAAAAAGATAAAATTTTAACGCTAGATGGTAATCTAAGAAGTACGTTGCATTGGCAGATTGAAGGCAATACTTTGTTGTTTGGTACGAACTTAATCTATGGCGCTATCCATCATTTCGGCGGTACAATTAAACCAGTTAAGGGCAATGCATTAAATGTGGGAGGACGTCCTGTAAAGAAAGTGGTAATTCCAGCAAGACCATGGCTTGGCATTAGCGCCCAAGATAAATTACTATTGGTCGATGTTGTGCGTGAGCACTTGGGTTTTGCTTAAAACGCAATATAACGCGTTTTAAGCCACTTTACTAAAAAAGGCTAATTAGTTTATTTACGAATCGCTTTAATCGTGTTGTAAATGCTTTATAATAAGTTTTTAGTGTATATTTCTTCTATTATTTTGCCGTTCCTCTTTCCAAATCATTAAAAAATTATCTGCCCGCGTTCAGATTATCCTTTTCTCAAAATAAGTCATGATGCTCTATATCAATTTATTGGAGCATTTTTTATGGCACTTATTCCCGTTTTTAAACCTGGTACGCATACTGCGGTAGATGGTCGAAAAATCACTTTTACTTTAGAAAATTGTATTGATTTAGCAGAAAGCTACGATCCAAGTTTATCTGAGGCGCCTGCAGTAATTGGCCATCCAAAACTAACAGCTCCGGCTTACGCATGGGCAAAATCATTTGAAGTAAAAGATGGTTTGGTTTATGCCAAGTTAGATCAGATTAATCCAGAATTTGCTGAAGCCTATAATGCGGGCAGTTATAAAAAACGTTCACTTTCAATTTATTTACCCGATTCACCTGGCAATCCTAAACCTGGTCATTATTATGCTCGGCATATTGGTTTTTTAGGTGCAGCAGCTCCTGCTATTAAAGGTTTGCCTGATGTTAGTTTTGCCGAATCTGGCGGCGAGCAAGGTGCTGTTGAATTCTCTATGGCTGATGAAGAATTTGATGAGAATTTGATTTCAATTTTGTCTAACCTGCGTGACCTCTTGATTGAGAAAGAAGGCATTGCCAGTGCTGACTTATTTTTACCGCAATGGCGCCTAGAATCATTGCGTGCAATATCCGACAGAAAACAAAAGGAGAAAGAAAAAATGCCTCAACCTTTAGACGCTAGCTTTGCCGAACAACAAGCAGCAATTGACGCTAAGAATGCTGAACTAGCCAAACGTGAACAAGCATTGCTAGAAAAAGAACAAACTAACAGACGGGCAGAATTTGCATCATTTGCTGATGAATTAGTTAAAGATGGAAAATTATTACCTGCTCATAAAACTACAGTTGTTGAAGTATTTATGGCGTTGGGTAGTGAACCAATTTCATTTGCTGAAGGTGATGCAACTGTTAACAGTTCCCCAGTTGATTTAATCAAAAAAGTACTTTCAGAACGTCCTGCTTTTATGAACTTTGCTGAAAAATCAGCTGCTAGTGATAGTGAAGATAACGTTGATAAACAAGATCCAAAAGTCATTGCTGATGCAGCCAAAGCCTATCAAAAAGAACAGGCAGACAAAGGCAATACAATTTCAATTAGCCAAGCAGTTACGCATGTAACCAAAGCTAAAAAATAAGAGCATTAATTACAGGCTGATTATCAATATCAGCATCATTTTAATTTTAACCAAAAGGTTTTTATATGAATATTCCAGGATTAACAGTAGCAAAAACCGCTGAAGGCGAAGTCAAACCACGCGTGATTGTCTGTCATGGTAGTGAAGATGGTCTAGCAAAACAAGCGATTGACGGTACCGTATTATTAATCGGTGTATCAACAATTGTGGGTGGTGGTGACGGTGAAGTATTTGATGTTGTGCGCAGTGGGTTGGCACAAGTTTTTTATAGCGAAGCAATTGCAATTGGTGATCCAATCACAGCAAATGCCGATGGTCGAGCTAAAAAAGCAATGCCAGGTGATTTTATTATTGGCTATGCCGAAGTTGTGGGTAATGCCGATGAATTAGGCACTATTTGGATTGCACCAAGCAAACAAGCTTAGCCTTTTATTTAACTAATGGTCTATGACCTTTAATAAACACGTTTTAATAAATAGGAGTTTTATATGCAACGCCCTTTTCCCGTTGAACCGCAGTTGACTGCAATTGCTATCGCTTACCGTAATAATAAGCTAATTGCCGATGAGGTTTTGCCCCGTGTGCCTGTTTCTAGCACGTCTTTTAAATGGTTGGAGTACGATTTTTCAGAGCGATTTACGCTCCCAGATACTAAAGTTGGGCGGACGTCACAACCGAATCAAGTTGAATTTGGCGCCAAAGAGCAAGAAAGTTCAGTGACTGATTATGGACTAGATAGCCCCGTACCACAAGACGATATTGATACTGCAATCACAGGACATAACCCGCTCGGTCATGCAGTCGAAGCAACGACTGATTTAATTTTGTTAGATCGTGAGGTTCGTGCTGCTAATGTACTGTTTAATGCAAGTAACTACACCAACACCCAAAAGTTAACAGAAGCGCAACAGTGGAATAAGGATAAAAGTGATCCGATTGGTTTAATTACAGACGCTTTTGATTCAATGATTGTGCGACCTAATATCGGCACACTAGGTCGTCGAGTTGCAACAATATTACGTCGTCATCCCAAAATTGTTGCTGCATATCATGGAAATGCCGGTGAAAACGGTCTTGTCCCGCTCGGTTTTTTAGCTGACTTATTAGAGTTAGAAGCGATTTATATTGGTGATGCATTCCTAAATAGTGCAAAACCAGGTAAATCACCAACCCTATTACGTGCATGGGGCAATAAAGCTAGTTTCACCGTTCGCAATAAATTAGCAAATACTAAAGGTGGTGTTACATTTGGCTTTACAGCCCAATTTAAAGATCGTGTTTCGGGTTCGATTGTTGATCCTGATATCGGTTTACGTGGCGGTCAACGTGTTCGAGTTGGTGAGTCAGTCAAAGAGTTAGTTGTAGCTAAGGATGCGGGCTATCTGTTTGAAAATGTTATTCCAGCAAATGGCTAATAATGTGAACTAAAACCAACAATAAATTATTGTTGGTTTGAGGGAGATAAGATGAATGTTCCATATATTACATTGCTTAACCTCGCTGAGCGCCCGGGTCTTATTGAACTGTCGCAAACAGTTGCTCAAGATGGTGAGATCCCTGTTTCGAGTAATTTACTTAGTGCAATTATTCATGAACAAGATACGTCTTCCTGGTCGACGGATGATGTGGCTGCGGCTCATGCAACGATTTCGCGCATTACTGAGTCAATCAACGATTCGGAAGCTGAAATCAATGGTTTTTTGCGTCAGCGTGGGCATAAGCTGCCATTAACTGTTGTGCCTCGATTATTGACAGATTGGGCACGCATTATTGTTCGTTACAAATTGCATCGCAATCGTGTTTCTGATGAAAAAAGCGATCCTATCGTGCGTGATTACAAACAAGTTCTGGGCTTTTTAAAAATGGTAGCTGAAGGTAAATATTCGCTTGGTATTGATGACGCTTTGCCTGTGGCAGGTGGTGTACCAAAACAGACTGGACCGGTAAGAGTATTTGATATGAACACATTACGGGATTTTGGACGATGAGTAGCGCACCATTTGATGTGTCAGTTGTTGCTGAAAAATTAAAAGGTTTAATGCCCGATAAAACCTTAGTGTTTGTTGGTACCAGTGCTGAATACAGCAAGCTGACTGATTTAACATCGGCGCCAACACCTGCTGCTTACGTTTTGCTTGGTAAGGAAACGCCGAATGATAAGCCAACAGGAACACGGCAGTCAGTAAGTGTTAATTTTGGTGTTGTGGTTGTTGCACGTGATATTTCAAGTCAAGCAACCAATATTCAAAATGTTAAACAGCTAGCAAACCCCGTTATAGGTGCGGTGCGTGATTTGTTGATTGGTAAAACAGTTCAGTTTATTGATGGAGTTCGTCCAGTCACATGGGTTGGTGGGCAAACGTTAGGTTTTCAAAACGGCGTACTTGTTTGGATTGATTCATTTCAAACCCAGCATTTTATTGGTAGCCGATAAATAGTTTTAGGAGAAAGATATGTCAGATTTATTAATGAGTCTTCAGGGTACGATTAACCTTGCCACACGTAATACCGCAAGTTCACCCGTTCGACCTAATGCCTTTCGGCATGTGGGTACCGCTGACTCTTGCGAGATGGAGTTAAGTGTTGAGACAGTTACGCAAAATGAATCATATACAGGACAACGTCTACAAGTTGGTGAATTAACACTGGGTAAAAGTGGTACGTTAAATCTTACGTTAAAAGATTGGTCAATCGAAAACATTGCGTTAGCGCTTTATGGTGAAAAAATTACTGTTGATGCGGGTATTGTCACTGATGAAAAATTACCTGAAAGTCTGGTAATTGGTGACCGCATCAAATTAGCCCATCCATTTGTTGCCGATGTTGAGTTAAAAATTGCTGATGGAACCATATTAGTATTAGGCACGGATTATGAAATCGAATCAGCCCATGCAGGATTAATTAAATTATTAACTACAACGGCATTAACCGCAACGGTAGATTATTCATACGCTAAGACTGAAAGCTTGGGGATTTTTACACGCCAGCCACCAGAACGTTGGTTTATGCTCGATGGTATCAATACTGACCGTGAAAATGAACATGTAATTGTGGAGCTATTCCGCGTTAAATTCAATCCAATTTCTAACTTCTCGTTACTACACAATGAGGGATACGGTGAATTACCACTTACTGCCACGGTTTTGGCTGATATGAGTCAAAACAAGGATAGTTCGCTTGGTTATTTTGGCTCATACGTTCAAAAGGCGAAATAAATTTATTTTATTATGCGGTGATGTGTCACCGCTAATTATTCAACTCTCTAATTTTATTAGTAGGTAAATAACATGGCAGAAAAAGTGACAGCAACAAAAGAAGAATCAAATGATTTAGCAACATTAATGCCGAATCGTGAGATCGTGCTAGCTGGTGAAACAATTACAGTACGTGAATATTCATTTAAAGATGCACTAACAATCGGTAACGAAATTGACCAGTTTGTTGCATTAATTGTGAATGAAATGAACGGTACAAACAAAATAACTATTGAGCAAGCAGATTCAATCATTATGAATAACCTAGAGCTAGTTTATTCATTAATCAGTACATCCATTCAAAAACCGATTTCGTTTATTGAAGCGTTGTCATATGAAGATGGTTTGCAATTACTTGATTGGTGGTGGGTTGTTAATTCTCATTTTTTTATGAACGCGGTAAGTCGCAAAATCATTCGGCAAAACGCTGCAAAACAGGCAAATCAGTAAGCTGGAGCGAGGTTTTTACACTATTAATTAAAAATGGACATGAACCACAGCAGTTACCGCATTATACGCAACGCCAATTACTGCTGTATTACGATGAATTAATTAAGTTACAAAACCGAGAACGAGCTAACCGAATTGAGGATGTTTGTGTTGGCTTTTATAGTGGTAAACAAGTTACAAAGTTTGTAAAACAGTTACGCGGAGAGCAATAATAATGGCTAATAACGATATGAATATTGCAATGAAGTTCACTGCTGATGTGAATAGAGCAAAAGATAATATCAGTCAATTAAATGCTGAACTGAAAGAGTCAGCAAATGTTGCTCAAGATGCTAACAAAAAAAGTGCTCAAAGCATCAAAGATGTTTATACGGCACAAACTGAGGCAATGAACCGTGGTGCGCAAGCTGCCTCTGCTGCTGAAAAACAAGCTAAAGCACAAAGTATTGCCGCTAAAGCAGCTGAAGCGCATAAAAAAGAAGTTGAAAAACTGCGCCAAGGTTTAGACAAATTACTTGCTAGTATTGATCCTGCTACAAAAGGTCTAAGTCGTTTAGATGAGCTAGAAAGCAAATTAAGGAAATCCAAAAAAGCGGGCGTGATTGATACTGATACGTTTGATGATTATCTTGGAAAAATCAACAATCAACGTGCTGCATTATCAACGGTTGAAACACTAAATGAGGGGACTAAAAGATTGGTATTTAATACCAAATCTGCCCACCGAACTTTTTTTATGATGTCAAAACAGCTCGCTACGGGTAATTTTAATGGCATTAGTAACTCATTATTTTCAATTGCCAATATGACAGGAAAGTTACCTTCATTATTTGGGGCTGCTGCTATTTCTGCCGGTGTATTTATTGCTGCAGCTTACAAAATGTCACAAGTGATAAGTACGATAATTTCAGAACAAGAGCGATTTAATCGTGCATTAATTTCAACGGGTAATTATGCCGGTGCTACCGCAGGAGGGCTTGAGGCCATGTCTCAACGTATCGGTAAAATTAATCATAACTACAGTGAAACACGTGGTGTTATTGCTGAACTGACATCAGAGGGGAGATTATCAGCAAAATCGATTGAAAACATTGCTACAGCATCAGCATATATGGCACAAGTGACAGGAAAAAGTGCCCAAGACGCCGTTCAATCATTTAAAGGTATTGAAAATTCGGTCACTAGCTGGGCTGTTGAAAGTAATAAACAATATCACTTTTTAGATCTGGCTACTTATCAGCGTATAAGCGCGTTAGAAGAACAAGGTAGAACCGAAGAAGCTATTGCAATCGCTACAGATAAATATGCTTCAGAGATGGAAGTCAGCGCTAATAAGATGAAAGAACAGCTCAATTGGTTAGAAGATGCATGGCGACGCTTCAAAAATGGGGTTAGTGTTCTAGGTAATGAGTTAAAGAAAGAGCTTAAGTTTGATTTAGGATTATCAAGCCTAGAAGAAGATATTGAAAGAATGGAGAAAGCAAAAAAAAGAGGTTTTTACATTGTTCCTGGATCAGTATCTATTCCATACAATAAGAATGATGATAAAGCATTACAAGAAAAATATGCTCAACGAGATAAGCTTCAAAAAGAAGCACAAGAAAAGCATGACACCGATGTCATTAATGAAAAAGCAATCAATGCCCAAAAAGAACTTGACGAGCTTCATAAACAAAATGCAAGCGATGCCGAAAAACAAGCTAAAGCGGTTGATGAATTACGTAAAAAATATGAAGCACTTTGGGCCAATGAAAAAGGTCGTAAAGATTTACAGGCTCAAGGGGTTAAATCAAAAGACGGTAAATCATTTTCAGGGGGTCAATATGATAAAGATGTTAAAAATATTACTGATAAAGGTATTCTTGAATACAATAAAGGGGTTGAAAAATCACTAAAACTGACAACAGAACTGCAACGAGTGATGCATGAAATCAATGAAGGGCAGTATAAAAATGCATCACAAGCAGAAAAAGACCGAGCCATTGCACTAGCGAAACAAGTTGACGCTAAAAATGCAGCAAAACATAACAAAAAAACTGATTTTTCATTAACAAATGACAAAACCAATCTAGCGTTGCAGCAACAATTAAATGAACTATTACTTGGTACAAAGGCGAGTGATGACACAGTTGAACAATGGTATAACAATCTATTAGCCCAGTTTAAGAAAATGGGAAATAAAGAAGGTATCGATTTAATCGACCAAATTTTACCCCTTAAAAAAGCTGAAGCGAATTTAAATGAAATTATCACTAAAATTCAACAGGTACAATCACGTCAATCAACGAAAGAACAGAGTATTCAAGCACAAGTAACAAGTGGGTTAATTACACAAGTTGAAGCGCAAAGCCAGTTAATTGATTTGCACAAGCAAACAGCGCAAGAACTTGCCAAATATTTACCTACTTTGCAAGCTATGACTGAATTACCCGGACAAGCTGGCGAAAATGCCCAAAAAGCGTTGGCAACATTACAACTACAAATTGCAGAACTAAATAAAACCACAGATGCACTTACTAATGCATTTAAAAACGGATTGCAAAGTGGCATTCAAGGTAGTTTAGATAGTTTGGCTAAAGGTACCTTTGAATTAAAAGATGCACTAAAAAATCTAGCGCAAAGTATTTTATCGTCGATGGCGCAAGTTGCGACAAAAGGTTTAGCAGATATGGCAATGAATGGACTATCAAATTTAGGTAGTTCGTTATTTGGTGCTGCCACTGATGCTGCTGCTTCAGCAGGACTGATGGAAACAGCAATTGCAACCAGTTCGGCAACTGGTGCTGGATTAATGGGTGATTCTATTTCTATGTCAGCAGGTATTGGGGCAGAAACGATTTCGGCATCAATGATTACAGCCGGAACAACAGCAGGTGAAATTATTAGTGCAGCAATGATTTCAGCATCAAGTGCTAGTGCTGGTGCAAATGCGGGCAGTTCTGCTATAGGCGCGGCAGCAGTAGCTGCTGCAACAGGTGGTTATATAACCGGAGCCGGAACATCAACGTCTGACTCGATTCCGGCAAAACTATCTAACGGAGAATATGTTGTTAAAGCGGAATCCGTTAAAAAATATGGGGTTGATTATCTTCATGCAATCAACACGGGACGATTACATCGTTACGCAACTGGTGGTTTAGCTTCAAATGCCAGCAGTCCGAAGGCACCAAATATATATGATGAAAATTTAACATCACGCGCAACAAATCAAGCTCAGTCGGCTCCTGTCATTCAACAAACTCTGGTTCTTGATAGCGGTGAAATGATGAAGTCTGGTATTAGTTCTGTTGATGGTTCAAGGGCATTAATGACGTGGATTCATGCTAATGCACCAACGTTAAAGCAGGTGTTATCATGAAAAACATATTTTTATGGCAAGCTGAACCAGATTGGACTAATGGCATAACTGAAATACTGGAATGGAAAACCGATATTTTGCAATCGTACAGTGGCGCAGAGCAACGCATTGCTCGGCGATTATCACCGCGTCGAACGTTTGAATTTTCAATTCTAATTAATGGTAATGAACGTGCCAGATTTGAAAATAGATTGGCATTTGTTGGCGGAAATTCTTGGTATTTTCCTATTTATACTGATGTTACCTATCTGAATGATGCGGTTAATACAGGTGCTATAGTTCTGCCGTGCAGCACGGTAGGTCGTAATTTTGTAGTCGGCAATAAAGTACTAATTAAAAGTGAGATTAACAATGTTAATCAAACAGCATTATTTGAAGTCGCAGCGATAGGCACAGATTCAATCACATTAGTTAATCCAGTTAAAGCTAAGTTTTTGGCCGGTGCATGTATTTATCCTATTCGATTAGCTGTATTAACAGATGCCCCAGAACTTACACGTCATAATGATGATCTACTTTCCGCTCAGATTCGTTTCAGAATTAGCGAACATAACGCTTTTGGTAACGATATTTCACACTTACCAGTTTATCGACATTTTCCTGTGTTAACTATGCACCCTGATTGGTCTGAATCGTTAAAAGGTCGATATGAGCGTGTTTTGCTTGAATTAGATAATGGTTCTGGAATTCCAAAAAGATTAGACACCGCCCGTTTACCATTCTTTGTGCAAGAGTTTCGTTGGTTTCTAACTGAGCGAAATGAGCAAATGCAATTACGTCAATTATTTTATTATCTTAATGGTTGTCAAAAAAATATTTGGGTATCAAGCCAAGCGAGCGATTTTAATGTTCTAGCTGTTGATGGTCGAGTTCTTGAAGTTGAAAACACAGGATTTAATGAAATTGGATTAATGCCTAGTCGAAAAGATTTGGTTATCAATTTATGTAATGGCAATGAGCTATATCGTCGTATTGAACTTGTTGCTATCGTTTCTGATGAGATTGAGCGTTTACTACTGAATGAACCCATTAATGTAAATGCTGACGATATTCTTTCTGTTTCATTTTTAACATTATGCCGTTTAAATAGCGATGCAGTTAGCTGGAAACATGTAACCGATGCCGATGGACTAGCTAATATAACTTGTAGTTTTAGAGGAGTACGCGATGAGTTGGAATCAATTTGAGTATTCAACAAATAACGGTAAACCATTAACGTTATATGAATTTATTCGTAATGAACAAAAATATTATCGCTATACCAATGCTGATAGAAATATTGATTTTAATGGTGTGATGTGGATAAGTGAAGTAATCAGTAATACAGGACTCAGTATAGGCACCGGTAATAGCCTAGAAATTACATTGCCGTCAACGTCGGACGTAGTTCGTTTATTTCGTGGCGTACCGCCAACCAAACCCGTTGTAATCAAAATGTATCAGTTACACGAAAATAATAATGAATTTAAAGTTATCTGGGTCGGAAAAATCCAAGAAGTTAAACGTGAATCAATTGAAAAAGCAAAATTAATTACGGCAAGTGTTGCAAGTTCGTTTGAACGAAGTGGTTTAAGACTAACTTATGGGCGTTCGTGCCCATATGCCCTTTATGACCACAATTGCCGGATTCGACAAGAAAACTATAAAGCCGCGAATATCGAAATTATTGCGCTCGATGGGGCAAATATCACATTGAATCTATCGAACATCGCATCAGGTCATTTTTCTGGTGGATACATGGAATTTTATATCGATGGTATTCAAGAACTGCGTGGATTGAAAGCACATGTTAATAACGTGATTGGTGTTCTTGGTGGTACTCAAGGATTAAGTAAAGGGATGCGTATTAATTTATATCCCGGATGCAATAAAACCATCAAAACCTGCAATGAAAAATTTAATAATCATCTCAATTATGGTGGACAACCCCACATTCCGGGCATTTCACCGTTCACAATCGTTAAGCTTTTTTAATTTGGAGGAATTTTATTGTGTGGTGGGCTGTTGCTAAATTTGTTGCTGTTATTGTTGCCAGTTATGTGATTGCACGTGTTACTGCGAAACAACCCAAAAGTAATCGTCCAACTGCAGCAACTGAAGATGATTGGAATATGCCGATACCTGATGAGGGTACTCCCCAATGTGTGTTTTTTGGCGACTGCTGGACTGCGGATTGGTTTGTGCTTGGTTATGGCAATTATCGTTATAGTGCAATTCGTAAGTAATTTTGGAGCATTTATTATGAAAATAACAATGGAACATATTCGTGCGGGCGGTGGCTGTGCCGGAGGATTACGTGAGTTTTTTAAACGCTATAACTTAGATTTAAATGCGTTTATTCGTGATGGATATATTGATTCAGAAATAGTTTTAAAAACAGGTGATGCGTTAGCGATACATATTGTCAATATTGCAAAAACAGGGATGAAGTTAAATGGGATCTAAAAAGAAAAAGGTTACCGTAGGATATCGTTATTCATGGGATTTATTTTGCGGGTTAGGTCGTGGTCCAATTGATTCTATTGTTGCGATTACAGCTGATAAGAAAATTGTGTGGTTGGGAAAAGAAGGCGAAGCAAATACGAATTGCTCTATTTATATAAATAAACCCAATTTATTTGGTGGTGAGGACACTGGTGGTGAAGGTGGTATTCAGGGGAACCTTGAAATAATGATGGGTGAACCAAACCAAATTCCATCAAATAGTTTAAAAAGTATTTTAAAAGGATTGATTCCGGGATTTCGTGGTGTGGTCACAACATTTTATTCAGGATTAATCAGTTGTTACAGTGCATCACCAAAACCTTGGTCTTACCGAGTTCGTCGTACAGCGAAAGGGTGGGATAAAGGAAATGTTTGGTATCCTGAAAAATGCACAATCATGTTGCGTGACGATGCATCAGAAATTATTGGTGTTGAAGATGAGATAAAAAGCAAATTACCTGTTGAAGATTTAATTCTCCTTTTAATGAACGAAAACAAAAATAAAAATGAAAATGAAATTGAATTAAAACCTAATATCAATGGTATAGGTAATAATAAAGCCCCCAAACAAAATGAAGAAGAGAAGAAAAAAGAGAAAGAAAAAAAGAAAATTGAGAAAATAAAACAAAAGCTTGCTAAGTTGCGTGCAGCAGTAACTAATAATATTCGTAATATTCATGCAATGAATCCTGCACACATATTATTCGAGTGCGCAACCAATCGAGATTGGGGACGTGGCTTAAACTGGGATGAAATCGATATTGAAAGTTTTAAAAAAGTGGCAGACACACTATTTAATGAAAAGTTTGGTTTATGTTTTCGATACAACCGACAAGACCAACTGCAAACATTTATACAGCAAATTTTAGACCATATTGGAGCTGCTCAATATGCTGATTTATCAACCGGGAAATTAACATTAAAGCTGATTCGCAACGACTATGATCCAGAAAAATTACCATTATTTAATTATGATAACGGTATTTTATCAGTACAAGATGATGATTCAGCGAGTAATGATGCTACATATAATGAAATAGTTGTTACATATAGTAATCCTGTAACACATGAAGATGGAACTGTTCGTGCTCAAAATCTAGCTTCTATTCAACAAGTAGGCTTAATTAGTAATTCAGTTGAATATAAAGCAGTGCCAACACAAGAACTGGCCGCTCGCGTGGCTGAGCGAGATCTTGAAATGAATGCAGCGGGCATTACACGTTTAATCATTAAATTTGATAGACGTGGCGGCATATTAGAGCCGGCATCGTGTTTCCGTGTATCTTTACCTGACCGTGATATTGAAAATATGATTTTACGCGTCGGAAAAATAGAAGAACAAAATGATGGTGCTTTATTAATAACTGGCGTGCAGGATGTTTTTAGTTTGTCATCAACATCTTACAGTACATCACAACAAACAAGCGAATGGGTAGCACCAGATAATTCAATTCGGGCAGTTAATGATGTACAACTTATTGAATTACCTTATGCGGTTCTTGTATCAACATTGAGCGCAGCGGATCTAGATTATGTAAAACCATCGTCAGGATACATAGGTGTTATGGCATCAGCACCAACCTCAGCATCAATTAATTATATTTTACAATCTCGTGCAATGGGAACTGACTTTGTTACACAAAGTCAAGGAGATTGGACTCCAAAAGCAACACTAATAAACGATATCGGAAAACTAACAACAAAATTTGAAATCAATTCTGATTGTCAACCAAGCATTGGTGAAGGAATATTAATTAATGATGAGTTCATGCGTGTTGATGCAATTGAAAATAACATAATTACAGTGGGACGAGGTTGCCTTGACTCACTACCAAGTTCCCATAAATGTGGTTCTAAAATCCGTTACTACATGAACGCGATATACCAAGATAGTATTGAATATTTATCAGGTGAAAAAGTTCAAGTAAGACTATTAACACAAACAAATATAGGAGTGTTAAATCAAGAAATAGCACCAATAGAAAGCGTTGTAATGTCGAATAGACAAATACGCCCTTATTTGCCGGGAAATATAAAAATAAACGAAGTCTTATACCCCGATTCTATCGATGAAGCCGATAATTATGTATTAACATTTTCACATCGTGACAGAGTATTGCAAGCAGATCAGTTAATTGATTGTTTATCAGATAATATAGGCCCTGAAGATGGCACTGTCTATAAAATAGAAATTGCTGACTATTATACAAAAGAAATTCTGTGGAAATTTAATACCACTGATACATTCATATTATTACCGTATTCATCCCGTGAAGACTATATTTATGATGATTTACACATTTTAACTTTATATAGCATTCGAGATGGTTATGAATCATTACAAAAATTTGTAACAACACTGCCTGAAGGTCATATCACTGTGGAGAGCAAATAATGTCTAATCAAAGTGAATATTATTACGGTCAAGGAAAAGTGTTTTTAGCACCTATAATAGATGATCATCAATGGCGATGGGTTGGTGATGTATCTTCGTTAAAAATCAATTTTGAATTTGAAGAACAATATAGTAAACGCAGTATTGGTGGACGATTAGTTAACGGCAAAAGGTTTATTACTTTCACAGGGGGAAACGTTACTGCAACTTGGTTTGATCGTTCACTAGAAAATCTTGAATTATTGTTGCGAGGAAAGTCTGTATCACATCAACAGGGTTGGACTGAAGAAGAGTTCAGAAATATAAAATCAGGCATGACAATCTATTTACAACATCAAAATATAAGAGACGTTTTTATTGAAAATCTAAATGAAAATATTGATTACATTGTAGATTGTAAAGCTGGTTCAATTATCTTTATAACAAAACCAAAATCGCAACGGCTTCTAGTTGAATATGATTATTCAGGATTAAGCGGTATTAGCATTTTAAATAATGAGCCTAACGATTTTTCACTTCGATATGAAGGAAAAAACATAATAGACGATAAACCAATCAACATCGAGCTTTATCGCTTGTCATTAGATCCCATTGAATTTATCAGCTTGATTGATGATAAATCAGAATTTTCAAATGTTGAAACTACATTACAGTTATTACCTGATTTATCAAAAAATCCCAAATCAGATTTTGGACTATTCGGCAGAATAATACAGTTTAATGATTTCAACGACATCTTATACGATGATGAAATTGCTTATGATGAACGATACCAATTTGCATATTAGAGGAAACATAATGGAACATTTAATTGAAGAAGCAACATGGGAAAATAATGTATATCTCATTCAGCGAAAAGACCGCGTCGGCGGTGGTGTGCGTGGTATAGCAAACAAGCCCCATCACGAACTAGCAAACAGAACACAATATTTAAAAAGAGAAGTTGATACAATTAATAGTGCATTAGAGTTTACATTATCTGCATCTAAAGATAATTCCAATTTTGATGCTAAGTGTAATCGCATCGAAAATTTAAAAAAACCAGAAAACAAAAACGATGCCGTTAATAAAGAGTATGTCGACTGTAATGATGAAAAACTACAAAAACAAGTAAATCGGCTAATCGAGGCTAAGATCGGCTATGAGTCAATTGGTAACTTCAATGATGGATGTTCTATAAATACAAGAAATGAAATTGTCTACAACGAACAAACTAAAAAATATTATGCTTGGGCAGGAAGTTTACCACATATTGTTTTACCACAAACAAATGTAATAGATGAAATAAATAACGGAAAACCATGGTTGGTCATTGAAAATTCAAACGAATTTATAGCAAAAATTGAGAGCATAAAACAAATAGCACAAAGCGTAGCTACACAATTCTATGGTTTTAAAAGAGATGGTGCAAAATTGATTTTAGAAACAGCAGGAAATATAGATAACAAAACATTACATATTTCTGAATTTCTTGAGTGGATAATTGCACCCGGTGGGTGTGAATTTATTGTTAATGACAAAGAACTATTGATGGTTATATAAGAAAAGAGAGGTTAAAAATGGCAACAATTAACTTAGGAAACATTAGATTCAACTGGTGTGGCGAATATGCCAGTTCAACACAATACACAAAAGATGATGTTGTGGGATTTGGAGGCTCAAGCTGGATAGCTCGTAAAAATGTAAAAGGTGTTAATCCTACAAAAAATGAATTTTGGGATTTGATGATTGCCGGAGCGGAAAAACCATACGTTATAGGTGAACAAAAACTAATGGCGTTTAGAGCATCGGAACTACCTTTTGGTTGGTATTTTAGAAATGGAGATAACTATTTACTAGATTCACCCCAAGGCCGAGCTTTAAATAGTTTATCTGCAAACTACAAAGAAGATTACAAAATAACTATTAAAGTAATTAATGGTCAACAATATATCAATGTACCCACCGCATTTGCGCCAGACGGTCGTGGTTATTTTGAGCGTGCAGTTGATGGAACTAACAGACAAGTAGGTAGCGTTGAATGTGATGCAATTCGCGATATTTGGGGACACTTTGATACAGGTGTTGTAGATTTCCATTCCAATTATGCCAGAGGTGCTTTTTTGGGAACGAGCGCTATTTATCCAGAAAATGGTGCATTCCAGCCAAAAAAAGAGTGGCATGCATGGGGGTATGATTTTAGAGCATCTAATGTTGTGCCAACTGGGCCTGAAAATACAGTTCTTAATGAAGGGAAAACACCCGCGATTTATCTCGGCGTTTAAAACTAAAAGGTAAAAACCATGATTAATTATTATTTTGATAACACAAATGAACTAAGACCATTTACACATCAATTAGAAGCGAACGATGACACATTACCGCCTGATAATGCGCTACGGATAGCCCCTTCATTTAAAGAAGGTTATTGGCCGTGTGAACAGAACGGCAAATGGATTTTAATTGAAGACAATCGAGAGAAAACTGTATATAACATTGAAACGAAAAGTGCGGAAAAAATCGATTATCTTGGTAAAATCAAAGATGGTTTTACACTGTTAGAACCGTTTGAATTTTGCAGATGGGATGGCAAAAAATGGATTTTAGATGAAGAAGAAAAACGAGAGTTTAAAATCAAAAAAAATGTAACTATTAGAGATTCATTATTAAATGACGCTAATACAGAAATTGAAATCATTAATCGAGCAATTCGACTACGCAGAGCATCTGAAGCAGATAAAACTCGTTTAGAAAAGTTAGAACTCTACACTATCGATTTATACGAACTAGATTTAAACAATGTTGACGTTGTATTTCCAGAAAAGCCGTAAAGTTGTAATTCACTTTCAAATATAGAAATCAACGGCGTGGTTAATTATCAATTAATTTAAACAATAATTATCACACGCCGCATCATAATATGTTTTACATTTCACCCAATTACTTATCACATCTATTTCAAAGCGAGGGAAAAATAGGGCTAAATGAATATCTAAATCATATTCGCTTAGAATATGCAAAATCGCTATTAAAGGATTATGATCTAAATATAAAAGAAATTGCTCTAGCATCGGGGTTTAAAGATAGTAATTATTTTTGTCGGATTTTTAAAAAAAAGACAGAGCGAACACCAACACAGTATCGTCGACAATATCATAGTAAGTTAATGTGCAAATAA